GAACCGTATGGTAAAACAATTTCAAGCATCTCAATCAGGTATTTCTGAGAATAAATTAGATGGTCGTGGTAAGATTAACTTGGCTAAGTATTTTGTTACCATTGAGTGTTATGATTATTCAGTATCAGAAGATGAAACCGTTAATCTTAAAAACGGGGTACAAGATAATATGGTAACTCGTATAGGTCTTCAGGTTAGATTTACAGATGCTGAAACAGGTGTATTATTTGGGGGTTCTGGTTTAGGTGAGGCAACAACAAAAAGAGAATTAACACTATTGTCTGATGCCACGGTTGATCCAATAAAATTTAATCAATCAACTATTAGTATTGCAACAAAAAAAGCTTTGGATATTGCATGCGCTAATATTCTTGATAGAATGATTAAAAAGGGAATTTTTACTAAATAAAAATTAAAATGAGAATAAGAGAAAAGGGGATATTAATTACTGGTTTAATATTACTAGTAATATTGTTCTGTTCAATAATGTTGAATGCTCAAGTTAGTAACTGGAGGACAACTTCTCCACAACAAACACAAACATCACAATCAGCTCCGGGAGCTCAACAATCTGTTTCACAACAACAAAATAATGTAAGCAGTTGGAGAACACAAACAGCACCAATTAGACCTGGTGATATGGTTCCACAACAACCATTAGTAAGAAGATATCGGTCAACAATACAAAACCCATATGGTCTGTATTATAATAACTGGGGTTGGTATCAACCATATCCTTATATATGGGTTGATGACTATGGATGGAGACAAAGAAGTGAAATACGTATTTACGAAAGTGGTAGAAGGGACACCATTTCTAAAACAAGATACTTTACAGCAGGACTTGGACACACAAACAATAAACAAGCCTCTTTTTGGGGTGCTATTGGAGGTAATAAGGGGTATTTCATTGTAGATTATGTAATGACTTATGATATTGATAGAAATCAGTATTTTCCATATGGCCAAATTAACAATGTTGATTTTCCGCTTAGTAAAAACGATTGGAAAAAAGAATCAACCTTCTATGTTGGTGGTGGTAAAAGAATTGGTAAAATAGGAATACATGGTATGATAGGGTTTGGTAGTGAAGTTATCAGATATCAAGGTAAAGATGACTTAGGTGGTATATCATTTCCAAAATCAAATTCACCATTCACAACATTCAAAATCGGGATAATAAGAGATTTTAAATTCCTCACATTAAAAGTAGATACAGACCCAATTAGGAAATATTCTCAAATTTCAATAGGACTGAATAATAAATAATGAAAAAAATTGCTTTAGCATTCATTATTGTTTGTTTTAGTTTTATTTCATACGGACAAACCTACACCCAAACTTTTATTGATAAATGTACTGGGGAGAAAAAAATTGCCACAACAACAATGATGAACGGGTATGCTACCGTTTCATTCTATAATCAAGTAAGAACATTTTCACCATTAGAAGTGCAAACAGGTGTTGTTCAAGCGTGGTTATTTACAACTAAAGCCACATACGAAGCTATTACGTGCCCAATAACAAATAATCCTGTTGTACAACAAGCGGTAACAAACGCCGCTGCACAAGCGGCTGCAAACGCGGCCTCATCTGCAGCTAGTAGCGCAGCGTCATCTGCAGCAAGCTCTGCAGCAAGTAGTTCAGCAAGTTCTGCAGCTAGTAGTTCTGCAAGTAGTGCAGCAGCAAGTTCAGCAGCATCAACGCCACCACCTGTAGCACCACCACCTGCTAGTAGTAGTTCAACACCACCACCAGCTAGTAGTTCGTCTTCATCAAGTAGCTCATCATCTTCTAGTTCATCATCCTCATCAGAATCTAAAACGGAAACAAAAACAGAGGCTAAAACTGAATCTAAATCTGAAAGTAAAAGCGAGTCTAAATCAGAAAGTAAAAGTGAGGAAAAAAAGGAAGAGTCAAAATCAGAATCTAAGGAAGAGAAGAAAGAAGAATCTAAATCAGAAGAAAAGAAAGAGGAGAAAAAAGAAGAGAAGAAAGAAGAAAAGAAAAAAGAAAAAGCGATAGCATCAAATCCTATGTTATTATCTTCCGATTTATCTGTAATAGAGTCACCGGATGGTAGATGGTTGCAGTCCGCAACAGTTGGTGTGTCTAAATCATCATTAATGGGCGATAAGAGTTACTCAGCAAATGGTGTAATTATGAGTGATCTAAAAACATTTATAGTTAGTGGTGGATATACTAAAATGGATTTTTCTGGAGGTAAGTTAAAAGCAATACACTCATATTCAACAGCTTTTGCGTATCTAAATGGGGTATACATGAATTTAATGGGTTACACCTATATTTTGCCAACAGCAAAGCATGGTGTATTTGGATATAATGTTGGTGTAATTAATTTATTAATTAAAAATAGTGATAACGGTTATGATCACAATATGTCAACATCCGCTGTTGCATTTTGGACTAAACCATATCAATATAATAAAAAATTAACAATATCGCCACAAGTGTTTACCATGTCATCACCACTATCTTGGAATAGCGTTACTGGTGGGTCGACGGTAAATAGAAATTTTGGATTTTTAGTTGGATCTTCTTTTGATTATAAATTAACTAAAAGATTTGGTTTTACAATAAATTATAAATTAAGCGTTAATACGGCCGCAGGGTCACCAATTTTAAATAACGTTTTAATTGGTTCTAGAATGATTTTATAAAATAAAAAACCCCTGTAAATACAAGGGTTTTTATGGCAAGAAATGACTAAACGTGCTCTCAATACGTTTATAAATTTAATATAAGTTATTTTTTATTTTTTGTCAATGTTTTATATAAAATTAATATTTCAGAACATTTTTCATAATCCTCAATATTTTCAAAATATGGCATAACGTGATCAATAAGAATTTCTGGTTCTTTTTTAAATAACTGAAATTCAGTCTTCCAGTCCATCACATCACTTTTATTTAATAATAAACTTGCATTAACAACAAACTTGATTTCTTTTTTTCTTGTTGATAATAATTGTTTAAATGAATCTACCACACCACTATAAATTAATGGCTTGTTCTTATCCAGGAAATCTTCAAAAGATTCGTATTTTCCTGTTACATGTACATCGATTGTGTCTGGTTCTTTGAGGTTAGTTGTTCTCATTCTTAAATGGTTTTGAGTATGTTGGGTATGTAATTTTCCAAATATTTTGTTTATGTTCTTTTCCGTCTAACATGTTAAATAAGATATTAGAGTGTCGATATTCTTTTGCTCTAATTGCAAACTCTTTTCTATCTAAATTTCGTGATTTTAAATTTTCATAAATCTCACTATATTCCTTATTAATATTATCAAATCTAACGGTTAAATCTCTAATAGTTTCTTTAACCCAATTATTAAATTCGTCGGGAACTTTCTCTAACAACTCATCAAAAGGTTTCTCATCTTTCAAGTATTCCCAAATATCTCTATTAGATATGTTGGTTAATATTCTATGTAAACGTACGTATTCATCACCTTTGATTTTCATTCGAAAACCATTTTTAAATTTTATTACGTAACCTTCTTTATCCTTACTAATTTCTTCTTTAAGTAAATCATACCCCTCACCCCAAGTTTTATATGTTGTTACAATTTCAAATCCACAATCTTGTAACCAAAATAATGAACTGTCAGGTACTTCCTCACCAGTATCGGTATGGATGGCACCAAGTACCACTAATTTTTCTTCACCTTTATAGTCAACAACAATTCTGTTTTCGGGATAAATAATTTCAAACAAATATGTGTTGTCTTTTCTTATTGCACTAATATCGTGCCTATCAAGTATTTCTTTACCTTTAATTGCTTGGGGTGAAGTAAACGAACCGCGTGTTGCTAAAATCCATTCACCTTTTGTTTTTGGTGTTGGTTCATAATAAGGATTATCATAATCAGGTAAATTATTGGGGTCAAAAAATCTTTCCATACCCGTTTCGTAATTGTTATTAAACCATATGCTATATCTTCTTTCTTCAGTTAATTCTTCTTCGTAATAAAAAAGAATACCTAGCGATCCGTCCATCTTTTCATAAACAATATAATTTTCATTTGGAATATCTTCTGGTTTATATTCTTCGTAATTAAAGAATTTTTTAAATGGTCTAGCAACAATTTCACCCTTTGAATTGGTAACCAATCCGCGACACTGCATAGTAATATCATCCCACAATCTTTCGTATTGAACTTTAGGAGAATAATTCCAAATAGTTAAATCAAGAGTTGGGTGAATTTGTTTGTGTAACAAACCATCGTTGTAATATTTTTCTAACGTGTTTAACACAGTTTTTGATCGGGGTTTTTTGGGGTGGATTTACTGACTTAAAAAAAGACGCAATAAATTGACTCATTTACAATATAATTTGAAACCTATTTTTCATTTGTTGAAGTTTATCGTCAGGTACATTGTGGATGTTTTTACCATCATGTCTATTTTCAACAATAACGGTATGCACTCTATAGTTGTATCGTTCGGCCATTTCAAAATATGGTTTCATTTCCCATTCTTCTGTAAATGTGTTTGCAACAACCACTTTTGAAAATTCTAATCTCATTCTTTCTGCACATATTTGCTGGCAGCTGTTGTGTGCTTCCTTAATCTTGCTAACATCAAAAGTATAATTACCCTTATCGTCCATAAAATAGTTGTCGGCAGATATTACATCTGGCCTAACTCCTTGACTTGATTGAAGGATCGCTTCGGCAAGTGTTGTTTTACCGGCCCCTGGTAAACCTCTCAATAGTATTAAATCACCAACCCAATCTGTTGTCATATCAATTATCTTTACTAATAATTACCTCCAATTTCTTAATTCTCACATTAAGGGATTTAACTTCGTCTCTATAATGATTAACAATTGATAGAACCATTAACAACATGAGAATGGTAACTAATAGCAAAATGAAGGTATATATTGTCTTGTTCATATTAACGATTATTAACTAAAGATAAATAAAAAAAACGAAAAAAAAAAATTACTTAGTTTCCCAGTAAAGTTTTCTAATTTTTTGTCCAAGTTCTGAATCGTTCGGCGTGTTTAAAATGGTAGAAACAGGCATTAATATTTGTTCCCTGTTTGTGCCCAAATTATAACATTTTTCACATAACTGACCACATCCCTCAACATACCAATGTCTCATATCAATATGTTCATAAAATTTATAAGGGGTCTCTGTGCCACATAAAACACATGTCTCAATTTTATCGGCTTTTTCTGTTTGTAAAACACAAGCCAGATGATCGGTACCAACTAGGTAATCATAATCAATACTAGAAGTGTCTTTATTACAAATGCTGCATACGTAATTTTCCATATTAGTAGTTTATAAACTAAAAATACGTAAAAAATGTAAATTAAGAAATGTTTTGTTGTACTTTTTAAAGAAAAGGGCCGAATTAACGGCCCCTTTACTATTTTACCTCTGTAGAACTTGGAGTGTCTACGGTTGCTTTCGTCGAATCAACTGCGGTTACAGCAGCTGTGTCAACTTGAGCAGCAGTCGAATCTGTTGCTTCATTTGTGGCAGATCCTGAACCACATGCTGTTAATGTAAGTGCTACACCAAGAGCAAAAATCAATGTATATTTTTTCATATTATAATAAATATAAGGAAAAAAATCGATAAAAAAAAACCCCAACGAGAAGTCGGGGTTTAAGGTCTTTCAATGGATTCAACTCCATTTACTTATTAAAAAAAACGAAAGGTAATCGACAAAGAGAACCTATAGACATATAAATATATGTGATTTTACTAAAAAGTCACATATTTAGCTAAATTTTTATATAATCTTCGTTTTTATAAATATTTTTTCTTTAAATGCAATTTTTGTTGGTAAATTTTCTTTAATGTTACCCTTTAAAATTTCATCACTAAGAAAGTCCTCACAAAGAGATTGAATAATTCTTTTTATAGGTCTAGCACCATATTGTTCATCCTTGTTTCTCTTAATAATTTCAGATAAGACACTAGCATCAAATGTAATAAAATATTTTTTCTCATTTAAGCGAACAATTAACCTATCTATTTCAAGTTTAACAATCTTCTTGAGTGCTTCTTCACCAAGTGGGTTGAATAAAACAATATCATCAATCCTATTTAAAAATTCTGGATTAAATTGTTGTTTAAGCGCTTTTTGTATGATTGTTTTTTTAACCTCATATTGTTGAGTTTCACTGCTATTGGTACTAAACCCTACGCCACTACCAAACTCAGATACTTTTTTAGCACCAATGTTTGAGGTCATTATAATCAAGGTATTTGTGAAGTTAACTTTTCTACCAAATGCATCACTTAAATGACCTTCATCTAATATCTGTAATAATAAATTAAAAACATCTTTATGTGCTTTCTCAATCTCATCAAATAATATTACAGAAAATGGATTGTTTTTAACTTTCTCAGTTAATTGACCACCTTCTTCATAACCAACATAACCCGGAGGAGATCCAATTAATCTAGATACTGTATGTTTCTCCATGAATTCACTCATGTCAACACGAATAACATTATCTTCTGATCCAAAAATTAATTTAGATAATGATTTAGCTAAATATGTTTTACCAACACCGGTAGATCCAAGAAAAATGAAAGAACCAATTGGTTTTTTATTATCCTTAATACCAACACGGTTTCTTCTAATTGATTTTGAAATTGCACTAATGGCTTCTTCTTGACCAATAACTCTTTCTGATAATTTAGTCTCTAAGTTTATTAAATTAGACACCTCATTACTATCCATTTTTGAAATTGGAATACCAACCATGTTAGATACCATGTCATAAACATCATCAACATTGACTGGTATCAATGATTCATTTTGTTTGACCAACCATTTTACTTTTTCATCGTCTAACTTTTTAAGAACCTTTTTTTCTTCGTCTCTTAATTTAGCGGCTTCTTCATAAACTTGTTTTTTAACAACCTCATGTTTCTTTTCCTTAATTGCTTCTATTTCTCTTTTTAATTTTTCAATTATTTCTGGAATTTTAGTTATTACACGTTTTTCCGAACCTAATTCATCCAAAACATCAATTGCTTTATCTGGAAATTGTTTGTCTGTCATAAATCTTCCAGATAATCTCACAATTGTTTCAATAACATCATCACCATATAATACTTTATGATAATTTTCGTATGAAGGTTTTAAATTTTTTAAAATTTCAATGGTTTCATCTTCTGTTGGCTCCTTTAAAATTATTTTTTGGAATCTTCTTACTAATGCACCATCTTTTTCTATGTGTTTTTTAAATTCATCAAATGTTGTGGCACCAATACACTGCATTTCGCCTCTAGCTAACGCTGGTTTTAGAATATTCGCAGCATCCATCGATCCTGAAGCATTTCCTGCGCCAACCATAGTATGTAATTCATCAATAAAAACAATTACATCTGGATTTTCCTGTAATTCATGTAAAATAGCTTTAATTCTCTCCTCAAATTGGCCACGGTATTTTGTACCAGCAACTAATGATGTTAAATCTAGGGAAACTAATCTTTTATCAATTAAATTTGATGGACAGTCACCTCTAGAAATCATTAATGCTAATTTTTCAACCAATGCTGACTTACCAACACCAGCATCTCCAACAATAATTGCATTATTCTTTTTCTTTCTTGAAAGAATCTGTGCAATTCGTTTTACTTCTTTGTCTCTACCAACTATTGGGTCAATTTTACCCTCTTCCGCTAATTTAATTAGGTCTCTAGAAAAATTATCCAGAATTGGTGTGTTTGAATTAACTTTCTTGTTTTTAGGGTTAGCCCTAGGGTTCTCTTCATAACCAAAATCTACTGCCATATACTATCTTTTAAGTTTAACACAAACATACGTAAAAAAAGTTAAAAAACAAAGATATGCTTCAGACAAGATGGCATTGTGTTTAAAGCATTCTTGACATTATGTCATAAAAAATTAAATGGAATAAAAATTGTTTAATATTCAACAAATAAAATAAAACTATATGATTACATTATTTAAAGACCCGTTCTTTGATGCGTTTGATAAAGTATTAGATGCGTCTCGCTACAATGTTAGCCCACAAACTAATATTCACAAAACAGAAAGTGAATATAAAATCTTAATGTCAATACCTGGTTTAACCAAGGACGACCTAAAGATCACAATAAAAGAAGGTGTTTTGAAGATTTCTTTTGAAAGAGAAGAGAAAGATGATAAAACACATTTTATTGGTAATTTTATAAAATCATACACGATACCTGACGATGTTAAAGAAAAGGACATTGTGGGTGGCGTTGAAAACGGAATATTAACATTAACGTTACCAATAGACAAAAAGAAGTCGATTGAACGATTGATTTCCCTTAATTAAACTGAACCCCGATAACATCGGGGTTTTGTTTACTATTTATAGTAAATAGAAAACATGAATAAATTAGAAATGAAACGTAGACACATTGAGGAATCCAACATTTTACTAGATAAAAGAGCAAAGGAAGGAACCGTTAAGCCGACTGCAGTTAGGGACACAACAAAGAAGGACCAACTAAAAGACAAATTAATGAGCCAATTAAAAAATGGTAACTAAATTTAAACCCTCATTATTGAGGGTTTTTTCTTTGGTATTTATTAGTTATATTATATTATAACAATAACACTATGGCTATACTATCAGAAAGGATTGAAGGTAAAAACATATTCGTTGATATTAAATCAACTAATATTAAATCAGCATCATATAATACAGAAAGTAAAATATTGACAGTTGTATTCAATAATGGGACTATTTATGAATATTCAGATGTGTCTTGGGAATTGTTCACTAAATTTAGAATGAGTGACTCGCAGGGAGCATTTTTAAACGCTAAAATAAAGAATACACACGCCTATAAAAAGGTAAGTTAATGAAAAATCTAGTAGACGAGCTTTTAGAGTTATCAGATCCAGAAACGGATAGTAAAATTATTAGGTCCTTTGAGCTTAAGGATACACTATGTCCAGAAGTTTTCGATAAAGATGCGTCTGGTGAATATATTCTTAAAAAGGATATATTAGATAAATTATTAGAAATAACTGACAATTTCATAGACTTTGTCGGTGTTGATTTTTTTATACATGATGTTATTTTAATTGGTTCATTAGCAAATTATAACTGGTCTGAATATTCTGATATTGATCTACACATAGTAATTGATATGAATGAACTTAATGACAAAGAATCAAACTCAATTGCTTTACAAGATATTATTAGAGAGTTTTTTGACGCAAAAAAAAGCGTCTGGAATGAAAAATATGACGTGAAAATAAAGGGTTTTGATGTTGAATTATATGTTCAAGATGTTAATGATGAATACGTATCATCTGGGGTATATTCTATATTAAACAATGAATGGGTTGTTGAACCATCATTAAAAAAAGAGAATATAGACGCTAAAAAGATATTAGAAAAAGGTGAGTTTTTCGCAAAAAGAATTGATCAACTGATTGATTATCACCAGGATGGAAAAGATGTCGATAAAATGGCTTTAGACCTTAGAGACAAGTTTAAAAAATTTAGAAAAAGTGGATTAGAGACTGGTGGGGAATACTCATATGAGAACTTAACTTTCAAACTTTTGAGAAGAAATGGGTATATCGAGAAGTTAATGAATCTTAGAAATAGTATCTCAAACAAAAAATTATCCCTATCATAATTGTTATCAGTATTTTTTTCCTTTTCCTCTGTATTTATAGGATAAGAATAAGCTTATTTTTAATTTAAAAACAATGGGAGATATTAAACCTATCGGTAGTGAGAAATTACAAGGGGATGAGAAATTCAAAAGAATCCTCGAATTAACATACTACAATCAAAAATCGTCAAACCAAAAAACATCCAAAGCTGAATTAGTTAAGGAGGGTAAAAATGGTGTTTATGGAATCGTAAGAGAGAAAGACGGTTATTATGTAAAAAAAGGATTGAATGAATCATCACTAGATTATATTGGTGGTATGTTCATGAAAAATAAAAACAAATTTAGTTCATATGGTGAAGCCCTTAAGAGATTAGAACTCATTAAAGGTCAAGAATCAATGAATGAAGATATTACCAAGTATGTCCTAAAGACAAACAAACCAACACAAGAAACACCAAGCCCAGAGCCTGCTGTTGATAGCGCACCAGCACCGTCAATGCCACCATCTGATAGCGAAGCACCTGTTGATTCAATGGATGCACCTATGCCAGATTCTGAAGTTGAGCCAGAAGCTATGAGCCCAGAAGAAAGTAAGCGTTCTGATTATATGGCTGAGATTCAAAAGTTTTCAGGTAAATTAGGTCAAGAACTTAGAGATCAACAACCTAAAATGGAAAGTGATGATATCAAATATGTTTTAAATATGATCATTTCAGCTGTTGATTTAGATAAGCTAGAAGAAGATGATATTGAGGAGATCTCTAAAAAGTTTGAAAGAGATGAAGAAGAAGGAATGGATTCCGAGGAAATGCCAGCTGATGATGAAGGCCCAGATGCGGAACCAGAATCTGATGAAGCAGTACCTGCACCTGAAGATGATTTAGCTGAAAGAATGTCTAAATTAGAAGAGCTTATTAACACCAAGTTTGGTGAAGATGAGAATCAAGAAGTTGCTTTAGATGAAATATATTTTGATTTTGAAGATGGTGAAGATGAGGAAACTTATGATAGCCACTTAACAAAAAATTCTGAAGATGAGGAAGATGATCATACAGGATTAGATATTACGCACGAATTATCAGATATCAACGAAGCAATTAATACAACGTTAAGTAAATATTTTGAATAAATGTACCTTTTGTATATTAACGAGTTAGGTCAAGACTATAAAGGCCAAAGACAATATGAATTTATCTTTGGTAATGATCCAGATACGTTAGTTGAAGAATGGTTTATAATTCCATCTGCCGGTAGGGCGATACCACCAGAAGTAGAATCAATTGATTTAGTTGGTTTACTTAAGAATTCTGATTTAAAACTTGAATTAGTACAGAATTCTGATTATTTTGGTGTTATCGATGCGGTTGATGGAATTGTTGCATTAGGGTGGGAAGCTTTCGATATTGAAGCAGAAGAAAGACCAATAAGGATTTCATTTCATTTTGCTGAAGAATTAGAAAGTATAACACAGAAATTAGCAACAAAAGGGCTTAGATTAATTAACGAAGAAATAAAATATAAATTAAAATGAAAAGAGCGGAAACAATAGAGAAGCTTATTAAAGAAGGATTCTCAGAAAAAACATTAGTTAAATTTAATGATAATCAGTTAAAGAAATTTGCTGATAAAATATTAAAAGAAGCTCAAACTGTAACAACAACTAAAACAGTTTATAACAGTAAAGACCCAAAAGATATTGCAGCATTAAATACAGCATTAAAAAATCCAGACGCATTAAAAAATCAACCTGCGGAAGTTAAAGAAGGTGGTAAAAAGAAAGCCACTAAAAAATCATCTAAATCAGATGATGGGCAAACTGATGAGGAATTATACAATGCTATGTCTGATATGGGATGGGATTATGGGAAGTACGGTAGCGAAGATTTTGACGATGATGGATTTGCTGAAGCAGCAATGAATTTAGGTTATCGCTGGAATAAAAAGAAGGAAAAGTGGTATAACAGAGATACAAATGAATCAATAAAATCATTAGAAGGGATTAAACAAGTTAATGAGTTTGTTAATAATGTTGTTGCTAAGAAATATCACACACTTACAACTAAATCTGAAATTATCGAAATGGTTAAATCAAAAATGAACACAGTTGTGTCTGAGGATTTAAACGAAAGAAAAATACCAAAATTACCTGAGTTCTTATCATTCGATTCTATTGTGTCTGCGGGTAAGCCAGAAGAGGCACCAGTACAACCGGAAGTAATTCCTGATACACCAACAAGAGAAAAACCAACAAGAGAAGATGATCCTAGAAAAAGACCATTTAGAAATCCAAATGAAGAACCAGCTGCAGATCCAGATCCAAAAGCAAAAATAAGAAAATTGAATAGACCTAAAATGTCTATGGCCGCAGAATAATTTTAACTATGAAATTAACAAAAAAAGCGTTATTGTTAAGATTAGAAAACCTTAACGAGATGCCAATGGACTTTGACACTCCTGATAGTAGACCTAATCCAGACGTTGAGAGGGATTTAGCAAACAGGAATCACACATTTAAAAAAGTTAACTTCCCTAAGGATGTTGAACAACCCAATTCAAATTTTGAAGAACTATTAGCGTCCAAGCGTTATAAACAAATTGTTGATAATGTTAGACAAAATTTAGGTATGTCATTGGGTGTGGGTGAACAAAAAGCTCAAACATTGATAGGTACAATGATGCAGGCTCAAGGTGAAGTATCAAGAATTGAATCAAGACACTTAGAAGAATTAGAAGCACTAGCTATTGAGTTAGTTATGAAAGAATTAGGTGTTGAGGAGGGTGATATTGTTTATGAAGCAAAGATTGAACAACCATCTAATGAAGGTTTTAAAAATTCACCAGAAGGTGAAATGGAACCAGAAGAAGTTGAGTTAGAAAAAGAACTTGTTGATGAATTAGATGATTTTACATTAGAAAGAGCAAAGAGAAGAATGATAAATGCCATGATGCAAGGTGCGTCAAGTAAAGGCCATTTTATGTTCCATTACGCCGCAGGTAAGATACAAGAAATAACCGGTGAAGGAGAAAGATTAATAGCAATGTATGGCGCTTTAATGTCAGCAGCAGATGCTATGTTATGGCAGGGAAGTAATAGAGGTTTAGGTGTTGGCGGAGGCGGTGGCACACCACCAGTAGGAGGTAAAGAAAAAGCATATCCAAACGAGAATCCGCCAAGAGTTGTTGCAACAGCAATTAACTTTCCAATATTGGTTCATGAATTAATTAAAGGAACATATGAAGTTATTTCAGCTCTACATGGTCAACCAAAAGATAAGGATTTGGCTAGAAGAGTGATGGATAAGGAAGATAGTAAAAACAAAGAAATTTGGGATTTTAGATTGGGCCCCGCAATATGGGATATGGTTAAAGATTCCTTTCCAGAAGAAACAATTACAGATGAAGACAAGGCTGGTATTCAGTTGCTTATGTTTCAAACAATAATATCCAAACCAGCCAAAGAATTTTTAGTTTTTATGAGAGAAATTCTTTCTAGTAGCGAAACAGGTAAAAGATTGATGAAATCATTATATGAAATGATTAATGGTGAAATAAATGACTATGATTATAAAGTCGCCATGAATACTTTTAATGAAGAATTAGAAACAACCTCAGAGAATACCGATGAAGACGATCTACTAGATTTTCTCAGTGATCTGGGAATAGATAAACCAAGAGATTAACTTAAAGTGGTCAATTTGACCACTTTTTTCATATTTATATATATGAGTCAAAAAATAGAACAATTAAAAGAGTATGCTCGTATAATAAAAGATACTCCATACGCACTTAGAACATATCTTCAAACCTTCGATAACACACAAAGAAAGTTTGTACCATTGGAGTTGTTTCCGGATCAAGTACAATTATTAAAAGATTACGAAACATATAATGAAAACATCACAAGAAAATATCGTCAAGCTGGTGTTACAACAGTAACGGCCGCATGGTTATCAAAAAAATTACAATTAGCAAAACCAGAAAATCCAGAAAGGGTTTTGATTATCGCAAACAAACGTGATACAGCAATTGAGATGGCGAATAAAGTTCGTCACTTTTTAGATCAATGGCCAGAATGGATTAATGTTGGGTTTTCACCAGATAAAAATTCAGAAAGTAGATTTAGATTAAATAACGGATCAGAGGTAAAAGCTGTGGCTACATCTGCTGATGCTCTTCGTGGTTTTACACCAACAATATTAGTATTTGACGAGGCTGCGTATATTGAAGCTGGAGATGACTTCTGGGCGGCTTCTATGGCCTCGTTATCAACCGGTGGTAAGATTATATTAATATCAACGCCAAATGGTTATGATCCAATTTATTATGGTGTTTATGAGCAAGCAATAAGAGGTATTAATGATTTTCACATAACCGATTTAAGATGGTTTAAAGATCCTAGATATACTAAAGATTTAGTTTGGATTAAAGTTCCTGATATTGTGCATTATATGTTGAATAGAGAACAATATAATGATGATGAGATTATTTTAAAGGAATTTGATTTAACAAAGTATCAAGAATTAATGGATAATGGTTATCAACCATATTCAACATGGTTTGAGTCCATGTCCAAAAAATTCAAATATGACAAAAGAAAAATTGCGCAAGAACTTGAATGTGATTTCTTGGGTTCCGGTGATAGCGTTATACCAAATGATATAATGGAAAAGATTGCCAAAAACATGATTAAACAACCAAAAGAAAAATATATACAAGGTTTGCTTTGGCAATGGAATGAACCAGTTCAGGGACATAGGTATATTATGGGAGTTGATGTTAGTAGAGGTGATAGTGAGGATTTTTCATCAATCAATATTATTGATTTTGATCAAAGAGAACAGGTTGTTGAATATGTTGGTAAAATGCCACCAGATGATTTAGCAGCTGTTGCTTATAAATGGGGTGTATTGTATGATGCGTTTATTGTAATTGATATCACGGGTGGTATGGGTGTTGCAACATCAAGAAAATTGCAAGAAATGAATTATAAGAACTTATTCATTGACGGTATTAATACCAAGAATGTTTGGGAATATAATGCAAAAGCAATGGAAAAAATACCTGGGATTAATTTCAACAATAAAAGAACGCAGATTATTTCCGCATTTGAAGAACAATTGAGACATGATTTTATTGTTAGATCAAATAGACTTTTAAATGAACTTAATACCTTTGTTTATATAAACGGTAGACCGGATCACATGAAAGGTCAGCATGACGATTCTATTATGAGTTTGGCAATTGCATTATATGCTGGTGATATATCTTTTACTCAATTAGTTAGAAACGAACAGCAAAACAAAGCAATGTTGGACTCTTGGGTTATGTCTGAAAGAACGTACCAATCACCACAAACAGAAGCATACTCATATGGTACCAGCTTTGATCAGGTTGGTATGATGCAGATCGATAGTTCACCATATGCTAAGAGCAATAATAACGGAACGCCAGCAAAAGAACAGTACAATCAATATTCTTGGTTGTTTGGAACAAATAAAAAGGCTTTATAATTCAATAAAAATTGATTAGATTAATTACAATAGTATTTATATAGTATGGCGAATCAAGATTTGACAGTTTTTCAGAAATTAACTAAAATATTCGGCTTTCAGAATAAAGGAGAGCAGAGTCCATCTTTTAACTTTTCGAGAGAGGAGTTACTTAAGACCGATGATCCAGTTGAATTTGAAAAAGCAAGATTACAAGCACAGCAATCCCAGTATCTTTTTGATAAGTGGGCTAAATTGGATAATTCATTATATAACCAATCGGTATATTATGAACCAAACAGATTAGCAGCTTATTATGATTATGAGTCTATGGAGTTTACTCCAGAGGTATCTGCCGCGTTAGACATTTACGCAGAAGAATCAACAACAGTTTCAGAAAAGGGATATATTTTAAATGTATACTCCGAATCAAAAAGAGTAAAAAATGTTTTAATAGATTTATTTGAAAATAGATTAGATATAAACACTAACCTACAAATGTGGGCTAGAAACGTATGTAAGTATGGTGACAACTTTGTTTATCTAAAGAGTGATCCAGAAAGGGGTATTGTTGGTTGTCAACAATTACCAAACATCGAAATTGAAAGAATTGAGGGTGCACAATCAAAAAATCCAACTGCTGGTGATATAAAATCTCCAATTCGCGAATTGCGATTTCAGTGGAAAAACAA